GAAAACGGGCAAATTCAGGTTTTGAATGACCCGGTGCTGATTGGTGAATTATTGAGTTTTGAATCGAAACGCAATGCAAGCGGGAGCTTCAGTTATTCAGCGCCCTCAGGAATGCACGATGACTGTGTTATGAGCCTGGCTATTGCCTGGCACGGGTTATCAGGATCACAAGTAATACTTTGGATGGATTAGGGACGGAATAATATGGCAGAAACTTATAAGACAATAACGAGTGTACCCGGCTGGGTAGACCTCCTGACATCGGACGGCGTGCCTGATTCCGTTGCTACGCTGTACAAGTACGTTCCGCTGTTATTCCGGGCGGTGCAATTGCGCTGTGACGCGCTCTCAAGCGTGCCAGTTGCGATTATGAAGGGTAAAGAAAACGAAGTGGACTGGCCTTATCCTACCAAGTTAGGCAACCTGATATGGCAATGGGAAGCGTCTAACCTTCTGGCAGGCGCGGCTTACGGCGAGATTGTCACGAATAAGTCAGGCTTCCGCAAAGACATCAAGTATCGCAATCCGTTCGATATGAATGTCAAGTACGATCGAGGCGTTTACCAGTTCAAGCAGAACTCAAGCGGGGCGGTCTGGTACAACGAGCCCGAAGCGGGCCAGTATCAGATGCTTTACATCAAAGAGTTTGATCCGACTCAAGACATTCTACCGGGTGTTGGGGCTGGTAAAGCCTCCACGATTGACGTGAAGTTGTTGTATTCGATTAGCAAGTTTCCTGAGATGTATTTCGAGGGTGGGGCAATGCCGGTCACGTTGTTGGGCATTGACTCCAATGACCGCAATGAGATCGAGCGCATTCAAAGCTGGTTTAGGCGTTCGGCTACGGCGATCAAAAACGCCTTCCGGGTGCTGGGTGTTAGATCAGGTTCTATCACACCGGTAACACTCACACCGCCATTGAAGGACCTGGCATTTACAGAATTGAATGTCCTTGCCAAAGACAATATTGCAATGGCGTTCGGTATCAAGCAGACATTGCTTGACAGCGAGGCGGCTAACTATGCGACCGCGCAAGAGGACAGGCTCGCATTTTACGAAGACACGATCAAACCGCGAGCGCGCATATTCGAGGACGCTTTGAATGAGCAGTTGTTAGCGCGTGACGGTTTGCGGCTGGAGTTCAGGTTCGGTGAAATGGATATATTCCAGGAAGACGAATCCGAGCGTGCTGATTTGTTGAATAATCTTACTACCGCCGGCTTGCCGATTGAAGTTTCATTGCAACTGGCTGGCTATAAGTTAACCGAAGAGCAGTTATCAATGTTAGAAGAACATCAAGAGCAACTGGATGACCGTATTGACGAACAGCCTTTTGACGAGCGAACAGCCGAATTGCGCAAGTGGCAGAAGTTCGCCGAGAAGCGGGTCAAGGAAGGCAAGGAGCTGCGCGAATTCGAGACGAGCATCATCGAGCCAAGTTTGCAGGGGGCGATATCAGGTGCACTTGAGAATGTGAAAAGTGTTGAAGATGTGAAGCGGGTGTTTGACCCAGTTATTGCCTGGAGGGGTTATCCGTAATGGATGTTCTGAATCGTGACGAGTTAGAACGCAGATTAGCACGCGTGCTTTCAAAGGGCTTGCGAGCCGAAATGAAGAAGTTACTCGACTTGCTGGGCGATCCGCCTGACTTGAGCAAAGTGCCTTACGCATATTGGCAGAGCGGCTGGAAGGATATCCGAAAAGCAGTTGAGCCAGTGTTAGTTTACACGTTTATCTCACAGGCTAACTCGATGATGGGATTCGTTGGTATTGGCGCCGACTGGTCACACTTCAACACTGTTGCCGCTGAATGGGCTCGCACTTACACCTACGATCTGGTGACTGGTATACAAGGCACAACACGAAGGGCTCTTGAAGATTTGTTACGAAATAATATTCCGGGCTATTTTGAAGAAGGCTTGACATCGAAGGAATTAGCGGCTCGGCTTGAGCAGCACTTCGGCGCAATTAGAGCTGACATGATAGCTGTGACCGAGACAACACGGGCAGCGGTTGAAGGTGAACGCGCTTATGTGCAGGAGTTAGTCAAAGAGACTGGCAAAGAGATGATCCCGATCTGGCTTACTGCAAACGATGACAGGGTTTGTGTTATTTGTGGCCCAAAGAATGAGAAGCCTATCACAGACGGGCAATTTCCACCAGCGCATCCGAGATGCCGGTGTGGGGTCGCTTGGGAGTGGCCTAAGGACATGGCGTAATGAATATCGAAGTTGAAGGCGCAACTGAATTGATAGGCAAATTGACTACCGTTCAGCAGTTCAATAAGGTGAAGGCGGCTGTGAGTCAGGAAGGTACGATGCTGGCTGGCAAGCTGAAGCATTATCCGCGCAAGGTTCCCACGCCTAATCCATTGATAAAAGCGAATGACCGTGTAAGACGCGGTTTCTTCTGGCACTTGAAGCATGGGAATATCAACACGCCTTACAGCCGTTCTGGTGATTTGCGAAAGCATTGGACTCGTTATTTAGGGGATGGCGGGATGACGGTCACGATCAGCAACTACATCGGATATGCGCCATTGGTGCAAGGCGATAACCAGACTTATGGACATAGAAGAAGCGGCTGGTTGACCATTGAAGCGGCTGAAAAGAAGTATGGCGCAGGAATCAAGCGGCGCATTATCAAAGCAATTGAAGAGGAGTTGAGAAATGTCTAAAGAATCACAAGCCTACAGGGTGAAAATACAAGTTCCAAACACGATAGTTGAGCGGAACGGCGTTGCTGAAAAGCGAATGAAGGCGGATGCAGAATATACGCCTATGGACTGGCGCGTTCTGGGTATTCCTTACGGGGGTCCAATAAAAGGGCGTGACTTGGACGGCGAGGCATTTTCAGCTGACACAGATATCTGGCTGAAGGTGGGCGACTTTGTCAACTTGACCTACTATCACGGCTTTGAGCCAGACGAGCCAGGCAAGATGCAAGCGCAACCGGCAATGATCGGCAGGGCGCAATTTGTCGAAGCAGACGAACGCGGGCTTTGGTTTGAACCGATGCTTGACTTGGAAGAGCCGCTTGCCAAACGACTGGTAGACGCGGGCGTTGAAAAGTTACGAGCGTCTTCCGGCGCGGTGAATCACCTGGTTAGAAAAGCGGACGGCGGGTTGATTACAACCTGGCCTGTCGGCGAACTGGCATTATTTGACACAAATGAATGGCGAAAACCGGCAAATGACTTTGCCGTAATCGAAGCGAAAGCCGAGCTAATCACGGAGGCGATCCCGGAGGCTGAAGAATCAGCGGTGGATGCGGTTGAAGAGCTGGTTGAATCGCAAGAAACAATCAAAACAAATCAACCTATTTTGGAGGAAAACATGGACGAAGAGAAAATCGTCGAAGAAGTAAAGGCTGTAGAACAGCCAACTATCGATGTTGAGGCCTTGAAAAAGTCAATCATCGAAGATTTGAAAGCGGAACGTGGCGAAGAGAAAGGATCACCGACTGTGAAAGCACCGGCTGTTATTGGAAGTTTAGGCGAGGTTGATTATACCAAAGCCTATTGGCACTATCTCAAGACCGGTGAAACATCCGACTTGCGCAAGGCAATCAAGACCAATGTAAACCCATTGAATGAGGGCGATGCTGCCCAGGGCGGTTACCTTGTCCCTGATGACGAATACGGAAAAATTATCGCACGGCGCGATGAAGAATCATTAATCAGCCGACTTGGCTTACTCCGTGTCAATACCAACCGCGACAAGTACAATTTCCCGACTGAAGCAACCAGCTTGAGCAAGTTCACAATTGTTGCTGAAGAATCTAATATCAGCCCAGCCGAGGACGAACCTGTGTTCGGTCAGGAAGCTGTCACCGTCTACAACTTCAAGAAACTGATAAAGGTTTCGGAAGAAGTACTGGAAGACGAAAACAGCGGACTTGAAATGTTCCTGAACAACGCTATTGGGCGCGCTCTGGCTGACACCGAAAACTACTATGCATTGATCGGCGCCGGTTCTACAGAGCCTGAAGGCGCATTCACCGGCGGTACAGCCGCTTTGACGCTGGATGATGATGTAACCATCGCCGCAGGTGAAATTCCTGAATTGATGGGAAAGCTTGGATCACCTTATCACAATGGGGCAGTCTGGGTAATGAACCCTGCAACATGGTTCTATTTGAAAGGCTTGACCGGCAACCCATTCCAGTTCACCGATGGTGTGGCTCGCTTGAGCGGCACTGTGGATGGTCCAACGCTGGAAGGTTATCCAGTTGTTTTGAACTCAAATGTTCAGGCTTACTCGACAAAATCTTACGATTCCTTGCTATTTGGCAATTTCAATTACATGGGATTCGTAACTAATCGCGGTTTGAGAATCCGCCGGCTGAATGAACTTTACGCTGGGACCGGGCAGGTTGGCATTCTTGTCAACTATCGCTTTGGTTGCGGTGTTCTGCAGCAAGAGGCGTTCCAATATGCAACTCAAGCATCCGCCTAACGGATAGCTGACGAGGTAGACGCGCTGTGAAACCAATCGGGAAATTGAAAGACATTCACAAGGGGTATGACATTTATGTCGTGGCTTCCGGCGCGTCTGCTGGTTATATTGAACCGAGTTTTTTTGATAACAAATTTGTGATAGGTGTGAATCAAGTTTGGAAACGATTTAACAATCTGGATTATGTCGTGAGCAAAGATGCTAATAGCCTGGGTCTCACTTTAGGCGCGGCAAAATTGATGGGGATCAAGTCAATTGTTAGCAAACACGATTGCGGAACGTTGACGTTATCTCATAACAGCGGAGCAGATTATTACTTCGAGCACCTTGACAATGAAAGAGAAAAAATAGATTTGAGTGTGGTAGGGACTGACAAGATTGTGGTTTCTTACTCAACAATTACAAGTGCCATTCACATTGCGGCTTATATGGGTGCGGCGAATATCATCGTTGTTGGGCACGATTGTGGCAAGTTGGATGGGGAATTGAATATGCCCGGCTATCCTGAATCGCCGATGGGTACAAAGTTTTACAGTGATTTTGTGGGGCAAATTGAGACGTCAACAATTCAGCTACGAACGCGGATAAAAGAAGTTTATGGTTGTAATTTGTACAGCCTGAATCCGTTTGTGAATTTTGGTATTGAAGGGCATAAGTACGAAAAATGAAAATACTGTTATTCTGTCCGACTTGGAGTGAAGCGGGTGTTTTGGCTATCAGGCAGGAAACGCTTGATAGCATCGATAACCTGATCCGACCTGAAGGCGCAGAAGTAACCGTAATGATCTCGGATAATAACATCCGAGCCAGGATGGGTGACAGACGCGGCGACCATGAGAACACGCTCCATCAATACAAGTTAGCTCGCTGGAACACGCTTGAAAAGGGGTTCGATTATTTGTTCACAGTTGAGCACGACATGATTATTCCTGAAGACGCGCTGGTAAAGTTGCTGGAAGTTGACGCCGGTGTTGCTTATGGCGTTTATAGATTCCGGCAAAATCCCGCGGTGCTAAACGTCTACCGACCAGTTGGCAAAAAGGCTCGCTGGCCGAATAGAAGCCTGGACTACTTCCCTGAATTGCGTGAAAGAGCGAGACGCGCTGTTATCACAGAATGCAGTGGGTTAGGCTTTGGGTGCACGCTTATCAAAAGGGAAGTGCTGGAGCAAGTAGAAATGAGGCGTTTTGAGGCGGGTGGGCACCCATCACCTGATATGCAATTCGCGGCTGATTGTATGCGGCTTGGGATTGTAATGAAAGCTCACTTTGGCGTGCCTTGCGGGCACATAAAACCGGACGGATCTATCCTATGGCCGGACGAAAGAGGTGAAGAGTTGAACAATGTAAAAGTTTATATACATAGGTCGTTCAGGTATACGCTGGACGGAAGAAGCCTGCGCTTCAAGGAAGGTGAAACCTATGACTTCCCGGAAGAAGAGGCTCTCGAAAAATCAAGGGCTGGGTTCTTGTCCATTATTGAAGACAAGCCGGCTGTGAAAGTGGTTGTAAAGCCTAAAAAACGAGCGACGAAAGCGGTGAAATAATGAGCTACGCGTCAACCGTGCAAGTCAAGGAATATCTGGGCATAACCAGTACCGTTGTTGATGACAACTTGCTGGAAGACCTTATCGAACGCGCGGAAGGGCTGATTGACGCTTACACCGGACGGAGCTTCGAGTCTACCACCGTCACAAAGTATTTCGGCGAGGGTGACACGGACGGGCAGGATTTAATCTTTTACGGCGATGACCTGCTCACAATCACGACTCTCACGAACGGCGATGGCGATGAGATCACTTCCGGCAACTACCGCTTGTTCCCGCGCAATGACAATCCAAAATGGATGATGAGGTTAGACGAGGCTTATTCGTGGAATTTCAGTGATGGGGATAGTGAGATAAGTGTGGCGGGCACGTGGGGTTATTCTGCCACACCGCCAGCCGATATTCAGCACGCTTGTGTTAGGTTGACCGCGTTTCTCTACCGGCAAAAGGACACTTCAGCCGACATTGACAGACCAATGATAACAGGTGACGGCGTAACGATCATGCCTTCGTCATTGCCAACCGATGTAACAAGAATGTTGGATAGATACAAAAGGCGGATTGTATGAGCGTGATTACGAACGTCTACGATGCGCTTGAAGCTGTGAGCGTGACGACCACAAGCGGGGTTGAGCCGGAAGTCTACAACCTTGACGCGCTACCGGAATCCATTACTACAGCGCACTTACCTTGCCGACTGCTACTGCCATTAGGGGGCAACCCTACGGAAGCGTTAGAAGGGCAATTTATCGCTATAGGAACGGCTGTGACGGTGGTTTGGCAGATTAGTGATTTGATGCTCTGGCAGGCAAGCGAGCAGGGCTTGGGCTTGCGTGAGTCTGCGCCGGAGTTAGTCGATTATTGCGGGAAGTACGTTGACGCTATGAGAGCGTTCAAGTGTCCGTACTCGAACACGGTGTTAGAGGGCTTTTCTGTAACGCCGGGTGAATATGAATGGCCACGTGGCTCTGGCAGGTATTATGCCGGAGTTCTGGCGCAATTGAATATCAAGGAGGCCTTGAGTGGATAAATACGTTTATCAGAACTGGGGCTACTTCGTGGGACTGCCAGCGCGTGACATAGACGCGGATGAATGGAAAGCATACCCGAAGGAGCTGACCAAAGCCGCGTTGAAAGACGGCTTGTACAAATTAGAGAAAGAACAAACTGAAGAGGTGAAGGATGCTTAATGCACATAATGTTTTACAACTCGGCTGGCAGTCAGCTTTCGGCACGGCGAACGCAACAGCGACTCGCAAGCTGCAGAACGTGTCAAGTTTCAAGCTACGACCTGAACTTGAAACCCGCGCGCTTGATCAGTTACGGGGGACTTTATCTCCCACCCACCAGACAACGCTTGACCGCTATTTATCGAGCGCGAGTGCTGAAACCAGCGATACCGATTTCGAAGAATTGAACTACTGGTTGGAAATGCTATTTGGAACTGACAGTGCACCAACCGGAGCGGGTCCATATGTGAGGGATTACGCCGCGCCGACCACAACCGCTGTCACACCGCACTTTGCAACCTTGCAATTCGGGCAGACTGGTGAAGTCTGGCAGATGCAGGATGCAAGCGTCACGAGCCTGACGCTTAGCGGCGCTGCCAACTCCGGTGTGAGTGTGGGCGCGTCATTGATGGGCGGGCTGGTAAAAGAAGGCGCGCTCCAGACGCTGGCTGATCTAACTACCGGGACAAGAATGACCGGTTGCATGGCTTCAGTTGCAATTGAAACGTGGGCTGGCAGCACTTTCACACCGCTGGCATCGAGCGCTTTTTCTTGGGAATTGAGCGTCAACGCTAACCGGGAGTATCACAACTTCCTGGGTGAATGCACGCCGACCGCGTCTTACGATAACAAGTGGAGCGGGCAATTGAAACTCAGTTTGGAATTGAACGACTCAACCGATGACCATCTAATCGCCATGTTAGGCACTTCTGCTTCTTCAATACTGGAAAAGCGCGTGCAAATTATCTACACCGTTGGTGCTACCACAACCTTGCGCACTATGACGATTGATTTTGCTGGTCATTCCATGCAAGCGCCTGAGTTGTTCCAGGATAAGAACGGTTTGATGACCTACGATCTGGTTCTGGATGGAGTTTATAACCCGACCGCCTCCAACTGGCTGACAATTCAAACCACCAGCGCACTGCAGACTGTATAGGCTGAATATGGAATTTGAACATAAGAAGTTTGGCAAGTGCGTTGTAAAAGACCTCACGCAGCGGATGCTGGAAGACTTTCACCTCGATATGAAGGGGAAACAAGACATGCCGTTGTCAGTATGGCGTGGGGATAGCGTAAGAAGTTTTGTA